TAGCGCCAGCACTTTTCATTCGGTTTCGTTTCGCCTGGAGGCGTGATGTCCGCAGTTTCCATCGACACCATCGCCAAATTACTCGACATGACGCCACGGCGCGTGCAGCAACTGGTCAAGGAAGGCATCCTCCCGAAGCCAATCGCCCGCGGGCAGTACGAAATCGTTCCATGTGTCGTCGCCTATATCCAGCATCTAAAAGGTTCGCTAAATGGTGAAGCCGGTGATTTGCTATCAGAAAGAGCCCGTCTTGTCCGGATACAAGCAGATAGACAAGCGTTGGAATTAGCGAAATCAGAGGGTGACCTGATTTCGCTTCAGGAAGTGGAACAGGGCTGGTCAGAACTCATCGTTTCGTTTCGCGATCGCCTGCTGGCGCTGCCCGCCCAGATCGCACCCACTATCACTTATCAGACTGAGAGAGAAGCCGAGCGAATCCTGACTGATCACATCAGCACTGCGCTCACAGAGCTCTCCAACTGGGAACACGACGATGAGAACAATCCTGCAACAGGCATTGATCCGGACGGCAAGCCGTCTGGCGCCGCCTCCGGCACTTCGGGTAAGCGAATGGGCTGACGGACGGCTGTATCTCTCTGCGGAGGATAGTGCGGAACGAGGCAAATACACTTCGGCTCGCGCTCCGTTTCAACGCGGCATCATGGATGCCTTCACCGAAGACGGAGCAGAAGAAATCGTCGCGATGACTTCCGCCCAGATCGGCAAAACGCTGGTCTTCAAAGCGGTGATTGGCCGTCATATCGATATTGATCCGGCACCAATGCTGGTGATTCAACCGACAGTCGAAATGGCGGAAACCTTCTCGAAGGACCGTCTCGCGCCAATGATCCGGGATACGCCGGTACTGCGCAAAAAGGTGAAAGATGCCAGAAGTCGTGACTCCGACAATACGATCCTGAAGAAGAAATTCCCGGGTGGACATATCACGCTGATCGGCGCCAATGCCCCCGCAAGTCTTGCAAGCCGTCCGATCCGGATCGTGCTCTGTGATGAGGTCGATCGTTACCCGGCTTCTGCCGGTACCGAAGGAGACCCGGTAAATCTCGCAAGAAAGCGTACCGTCACCTTCCGCTCACGCAAGCGCGTGGCCCTCTTCTCAACTCCAACAGTGAAGGGTGCAAGCCGGATAGAACGTGCATGGAAGCTGAGTGATCAGCGCCGCTACCACGTGCCCTGCCCTCACTGTGACCACGGCCACGTGCTGGAATGGGAGAACGTCTCGATCATCGACGACGATCCGGCAACCGCGAAACTCTCCTGTCCAAAGTGTGGAGGGCTGATCGAAGAACGACATAAGGCGGCGATGCTGGATGCTGGCAAATGGATTAAGGGCAATCCTGAAAGCCAGATCCCAGGGTTTCATATCAATGAACTGTACTCCCCCTGGCGCAAGCTGACGGAAATCGCCAAGGACTTCTATGCGGCAAAAGGCAACCTCCAGGAGGAAAAGACTTGGTGGAACACCTCAATGGGTCTGCCCTATGAGGAAGATGGCGAACAGGCAAACGCTGACACCCTTTCCACCCACCTCGAGAACTACGACGCCGACACGCTGCCGGCGCTGGTGCTGCTGATCACCGTCGGCGTTGATGTACAGAAGGACCGGATCGAAATCGAGATTGTCGGTTGGGGCACCGGAGAGGAGTCATGGGGGATCGAACCGATCGTCATCAACGGCGATCCGTCGAACCCGCAGACATGGGCGCAACTCGACAACCTGCTGCTGAATGCCCGGTTCAGGACTGAAGACGGGCGAGTCCTGCGCATTGCCGCCTGCTGTGTTGATACAGGCGGCCATCATACCCAGCAGGTCTATGAGTTCTGCACACCTCGCGCCGCCCGTAACGTGTGGGCGATCAAGGGCCAGTACGGCCCCCGCCCTGTCTGGCCGAAGCGGCAGACAAAATCGAAGAAGTACCGCGGCCACATGCTGCGCATGATCGGAGTCGATACGGCGAAAGACACGATCTACTCCCGCTGGAAGGCGGCAGAAGGCAATCCGGGTTACTGCCACTTCTCGAAGCACTACGACGAAGACTGGTTCCGCCAGGCCACCATCGAGCGGCGTGTCACCCGCTACGACCGCCGCGGCAACGAAATTCGCATGTGGGAGAAACCGAAGGGCGAACGAAACGAGGGCACCGACTGCCGGGTGTATGCCTACGCGGCCCTGCAGGGACTGAAGATCGAACGCCGGGTGGTGCTGGTGAAACGCACTCTGGATGAAAGTGCGGTACCGGCGCAGGCCGCGGCACCGAAGCCGGAGCCGGCACCCGCGGCGAAACCGCAGCGACGGCGCACCGCAACGCCCAACTATCTAAGGCGCAGGTAAATGACGCAAAAGACCCAGAGACAGAAAGAGATCGAACGGCTTCGCCACGCCATCAGCCGAGGCGAGAAATCCGTCCGCTTCGGCGACCGGACGATTGAATACCGCTCCGTCGATGAACTGATGAAGGCACTCGCCCTCCTGGAAGGCGAAGAGCAGCGAGAAAGAGGACGGTCGCGGGTTGTGCGCATCTATCACGGCGGTAAAGGTTTATGAGCAAGTCTTATCCTTCACTGGCACGGCGTGGCTTCCTGCTGCCAAAGCGCATGCAGGCGAACTACGACGGCGCCGGAAACGGTCGGCGCTCAATCTCGTGGAAGGCGACCGACGCCGGCCCGGCAACGACCCCGCTCGGCAGCCTGCGCACTCTGCGCCGCCGCAGCCGTGCGGCAGTACGTAATGATCCGTGGGCCTTCTCCGCGCTCGACAGGCTTACTTCCAACACCGTTGGCACCGGCATCACACCGAAACAGCGCTACGGTGAAGAGGAAGAGCGCAGGGAGATTTCCGAGCTTTGGGAAGACTGGACAGACGAGGCGGACGCGGATGAGCGTACCGACTTCTACGGCCTGCAGGCACTCATTGCGCAGACGGTAGCGGAGTCCGGTGAATGCTTCGTGCGGCTGCGGCATCGCCGGCCGGAAGATGGTCTGTGTGTGCCGCTGCAATTGCAGGCGCTGGAACCGGACTACGTGCCGCACGAACATAACGCCACGCTCCCCCACGGGCATGAAATCCGTGCCGGCATCGAGTTCAACGGTTTCGGCAAGCGCATCGCGTATCACATGTACCGGCACCACCCGGGAGACGGCGCACGCTCGACCTACAACCAATTGATCCGGGTGCCGGCTGAACAGGTGCTGCATGTCTATGACCTGTCACGCCCGGGCCAGCTTCGCGGCGTACCGGTGCTTTCGACAGTGCTCGCGCGGCTCAAGTCGCTCGATGACTTCGATGACGCGGTGCTGTTCCGGCAGGAGGTGGCGAATCTCTTTGCAGGGTTTATTCGTAAGCCGATACCGGAGGAGGAACACGACTACAGCGGCGCCCAAGTCAAGACCGATGACGATGGTTTTACTCCTATCGTGGCAATGGAGCCGGGAACAATGCAGGAGTTAGGGCCTGGGGAAGAAGTCGAGTTCTCCGATCCGCCGGATGCCGGTAACAACTATGAGGGTTTCGTGCGTCAGCAGCTGCTCGCTGCCGCAGCCGGTACCGGTGTGCCGTACGAAATCCTGACGGGAGACCTGAGCAAAGCCAATGACCGGGTGATCCGGGTGGTACTGAATGAGTTTCACCGACGGCTCGAGCGGATTCAGTTCGGCGTCTATGTATATCAGCTTTGCCGGCCGGTACGGGCCGCGTGGATGGATACCGCGATCCTCTGCGGTGCGCTTGACCTGCCCAACTACGGGCGAGACCGGCGCAAGTGGTTGCGAACCCGTTGGGTGCCGCAGGGATGGGCCTATACCCATCCGGTGCAGGATGTGGCAGCCGCGAAGATGCGTATCGCCATAGGACTCGGATCACGTTCCGAGGAATGCCTGAAGCAAGGTTATGACGCTGAGATCATCGACAAAGAGAACGCCGACGACGCAGAACGTGCCGCACGACTCGGCCTTGTCTATGACCTTCACCCGCGGCAAACGATCAATAGGAGTAACGATGACACACGCGAAGATTCTGGCCTGCGCCGGTAGCAGCCCGTCAGCCGGCAATGACGAGTGCAAATGCTGGTACAGCATTCAGGCCAAAAGCCAGGACGAAAAGGAAAGGCCGGAAGAGATCGAAGTCATGATCTATGACGAGATCGGCCTGTGGGGAATCGATGCCGGCCGCTTCATTGCTGACTTCAAAACGGTGGATGACGGTAAGGCACCGGTCACAGTCGCCATCAACAGCCCCGGCGGCGACGTGTTCGACGGTTTCGCGCTCAACGGCTGGATGAATCGATTGGGTGAGCGCTGCACCGCCCGTATTGACGGCCTCGCGGCCAGTGCGGCAAGCGTCATCGCCTGCGGCGCGCACAAGGTCGTCATGGGGCAGTCTGCCCTGATGATGATTCATAACCCGTGGACAGTGGCAGTCGGCAATTCGGATGACCTGCGCAAGACCGCAGACGATATGGACAAGGCCCGCGACGGCATCCTCGCCGCCTACCGCCGCAAGGCGCCGGATATCGAGGATGCCGAGTTTGTCCGCATGCTCGACGAGGAAACATGGCTGAACGCGGAGGAAGCGGTCGCGCTTGGTCTGGCCGACGTGATTGCCGAGTCCGCCGCGGTCAAGGCGTGCCGGGGGTCGAGCGGGATTCTCGCCCGATACCGTCATCTGCCGAAAGCGCTTCAGGAAGAACCGGCCAAGCCGGAACAAAAGCCACAGGGAGCGGAACAGAAACCGCCTGCCGCGGAACAAAGACCGCCAGAAACGGAACAGCAAGCCGCCTCCACCGAAGCCGATATCATCCAGGCCGCCGCCAGCATCACCCAGGCGTGCATCGATGCCGGCTGCCCGCAAATCGCAGGAACGCTACTCATGACAACCAAACTCAGCGACAAGGCGGCGGTGAAGGCCGAAGCCGACCGCATCAAGGCAATCGGCGACCTCTGTGTCGTCGCCCGCATGCCGGAGCTTGCCGCCAGCTACGCGCAGGCCGGTCTCACGGTTGATGCGGTACGTAACCGCCTGCTCAGCCAACTGACGCAGGCCGGTGGCGTCGAGATCGACAACAAGGAACCGCCTGCCGATAAACCGAACAACGCCCGGGTGCAGAAGCCGCTAAACGCAAAGGCGATCTATGACGCCCGCAACGGAAAAACCCAAAAGGAGAATGATCAGTGAACATCCAGACAGAGTCCGTCCATACCGGTGAATTCCTTCTCTCGGAGGGGAACGGAGAAATCTCGCGCGAGGGCATTGTCGTTGCCGCAGGCGAAGCACTTCCCGCCGGTCAGGTGTTGGGAATGGAAACCGCCACCGGCCATTACAAGGCATATACCCCCGGTGCCACCGACGGTACCGAAGTTGCCGCCGCGGTGCTCTACGCCCCGCTGCCCGCGCATACGGAGGCCCGGCGTGCCGTTGGTATCGTCCGCATGGCCGAAGTCTCCGCTGCCCGCATGACCGGGCTGAATGAGGCGGCAACCGCCGACTTTAAAACCCGTCACATCATTGTCCGCTGAAGCGGCATAACAAGGAGCCTATCAGATGGCCGATATCACTCTTCTTGCGGATGATGCCTTCTCGGTATCAAACCTCACTGCTGCGATTAACGAGGAATCAAAGGTACCCGGGCGCATCAGCAGCCAGGGGCTATTCGATGAGGAAGGCATCAGTACCACCACGGTACAGATTGAGAAGGATGGCGATACGCTCTCCCTCGTACCTGCGGGTGTTCGCGGTCAGCCCGGCGTCGTTGTCGAAGGCAGCAAGCGCAAGCTGATTCCGTTCAACACCGTGCATCTGCCGCAACGCGCGACGATCAGCGCCGATGAGATTCAGAACGTGCGTGCCTTCGGTACCGAGTCTGAACTGGAAGTCATGCAGACAAAGGTAAGCAAACGCCTTCGTAAAATGCGCCTGCAACTCGATGCCACGCATGAGTGGCACCGGATGGGAGCAATCAAAGGGATGATACTGGATGCTGACGGTACTACTCCGCTGCTCGATATCTATCAGACGTTCGGTATCCAGAAACAGACATTGCCGTTTGAACTGAGCAATCAGGCAATCGAACTCCGTCTCAAATGTACCGATGTGCTCGACATGATCGAGGATGCACTCGGCAATGCCTCTTTCAGTGGTGCGCATGTCTATTGCGGGGCGGAGTTCTGGCGTAAATTCATTACGCATAAAGCGGTCAAGGAAACCTACCTCAACACACAGATGGCTTCCGCTCTGCGACAAGATGCGCGGGAAGCGGTGGAGTTCGGTGGCTGCATCTTCGAGCGCTACCGCGGCAAGGTCGGCAAAATCAAGTTCGTCGATGACAATAAGGCGCACGCCGTACCGACAGGGGCGCCGGAACTCTTCATTTCCCGCTACGCGCCGGCCGACTACGTCGAGACGGTCAATACCGAAGGACTGCCCTACTACGCCAAGCAGGAGCCGATGGAGTTCGGTAAGGGTATCAAGCTGGAAGCGCAGTCGAATCCGCTCCATTTGTGTGTACGTCCGCAGGCCATCATCGAACTGGAACTGTAATGGGCAGCGAGTACTTCGACGCACTGGCCGACTTAAACGAGGCCTGCATCGAAGCCTTTGGCGAACCGGAGCCGATCCTGCTCGATGGCTGCTGTGAAGTCAGCGGCATCTGGCAGGACCAGTTGGAAGAGCAGACCCTGGTGCGCAATCGCGGGCCGGGGGTGGCAGGAGCGCCGAAGGGCATGCTCGACTCTCCTGCCGTCTCTCTGCTGGAACGGGATGCGGCGGGCATTAAAAAGGGTACGACGGTGCTCGCCCGCGGCAAGGAATACGTCGTCGTCAAGGCGGTGCCGGATGTCGGCGGCATGGTGCGGCTGATTCTTGCGCAGGACAGCCCGCCGGGAAGTGATCCTGTGTGGCGGTAAGGGAGTGATCCGGCATGGCGGTAGATTTGGACCTCACGCTTGAGACCGAGGAAGCGCTGCGGGAAATGGCAGCGCTCACACACACCCGCGCCCCGCTTGCGATAAAGCGGGCAGTACGTAAGACACTGCAATGGCTGCAACGGGAAATGTTGCGCGAGCTGGCACGCGCCTCCGGCATTTCCCCTGCCGTGCTCAAGAAATACCGCCGTGTCGCAATCAAGGCAGGCGAACAGCAGGGCACTGTCTGGGCGGGCTTGAATCCCCTGCCTGCTCATGAAGCCGGCAAGGTGTCATGGTCACCAGGCAGTGCCGGTGCCACCGCAGGCGGGGAGTTCTACGAGGGCGCCTTCTACCGTTCTGTGTATGGGACAGGCGCGAAGGTGTGGGTTCGCACCCGGCGAAACGCTTCTGCCGGCAATCCGATCTATCACGGTCGCGGACGCTACAAGCCTTTCTCCGGACAGGTCTCACGCGGACGCTTTCCGGTGGAACTCGTCGGTATGCAGATGGAGCAGTATTCGTCTGAGATTGCGGATCGGATACAGGAAGGCGCCCGCGCCCGCTTTGAAACCATCCTGCGCCAGGAGTTGAACTACGTGATCAATCATGAGCGAAATTAAATCCCTCTTTGCCGCCCTGAAAGCGCAGTTATCCGAGCACTTCGGAGACCGGCTCAAGACAATCGACGAGTATCTTCCGGTACGGTACGGCACCCTCGAAACACCCGCAGCACTTATTGATATCGAAGGCTTCGACGAGAGTCCGGGGGATGATGACGGAACCGGAAGGATTCCTCTCACGGTCCATATCGCCATCCACTGCGTGCTCGGCTTTCGCACAAAGAATGTCGAAATCGAAGTGAGGGCGTTCGCTGCCGAAGTCATGAGGATATTGCGCAGTTGTCCGCATGGCGTCGGTCATCCCGAGAGGCTTTCCGGCATGCCGGGTATGTTTCGCCCGGGGGAGCAGGACGGTTTCGAGGATTTCGTTATCACCTTCGATGTGCTCTGCCGTGTTGGCGAATCGATATGGGAAGGTGATCCGTGGATAGCGCAGGAGGTCTTTGTCGGCTACGTGCCGCGCATCGGACGAGAGCATGAGCCGGACTATATCCGTGTCGATAACCCGCCACAGGAGAGGCCATGAACATTACTGATCTGAGAAGCATATCGGAATCCGACCGGCGCGAAGGCGGCATCTTCCGGCTCGGGAAGGTGGTGGCCTGTGACTACAAACGGGCGATGGTGCAGGTGATGATCGATCAGGGCATCACAACCGACTGGCTGCCGTGGGCGAGCTGTGCGGCAGGCTTCGTGCGCATCTGGAACCCGCCACGCGAAGGTGAGCAGTGCATGGTGCTCTCCCCCTCGGGTGAGCCACATCAGGCCGTGGCGGTACCGGGGGCGTGGTGCAACCAGTTCCCGCCTCCCGATTCGGATAAGGACACGTTCCTTATTCAGTTCGCTGACGGCAGTTTCATCAATCACAAGTCAGGCCAGTTACATCTGCATGCAGAGGGGGAACTGAAACTGACTTCCGGCGGCAAGCTCTCCCTGCAAGCCGAGCGAATCGACCTCAACTGACAAGGAAACATCATGCCTGCTGCAACCCGTCTCGGTGACTACTGCACCGGGCATGGCGGCTGGCCGCCGCGCCCGAACATCGAGGGAAGCGATAACGTCTTTATCAACGGCCGGCCAGCGCACCGCGTCGGCGATGCGTGGGCGATCCACTGTGATCATGACGACGACTGTCACGGCTCGGTATTGCTCGACGGCTCCCTGGCTGTCTATGTCAATGGTCGGGCGCTTGGCCGCATCGGCGATCCGGTTGCCTGTGGTTCGCGTGTTGCCACCGGCTCCCCCAACGTCTTCTCGGAGTAAAACGTGCATCTGATCGATATTGCCCGCCTGCCGCTACCGCAGGCGCTGGAGGCGCTTGACTTCGAGACGGTACTGGCGGCGCTGATCGCAGATTATTGCGAGCGTTTCCCACACTACACCGCGATACTCGAATCCGATCCGTCTGTGAAACTGCTCGAAGTGGCTACGTGGCGGGAGACCGTTATTCGTGCCCGCATCAATGACGCATACAAAGCGGGCATGCTCTCCTTTGCCGCTGATGCTGATCTCGACCATGTCGGCGCTTTCCACAGTGTCACGAGGCTGGAAGGAGAAGCAGACACGCCCTATCGGGCAAGGATTCAGCAGGGCTACTGGCGCATTGCCGCCGCTGGCCCTGCCTCGGCCTTCGTTTCGCACGCCCGCGGCGCACACCCGCAGGTGCTGGACGCGGAAGCGTGGGCCGCAGCACCGGGAAGCGTGCAGCTTGCGGTGCTTGCTGCCGTGACAAAGCCGATAGCCGGTCTCAGCGAGGAAGAACAGGAACGCTACACGGCGCTCGCTGACAGCGCTTTCCATACCCTGCCCTCTATCGATACGGCTTCGTGCTGGGTGCCGGCCGAAGCACTGGACGAACCAATGCAGGCCGCGCGCCAGGCTGTCACCGCAGCGGATGTGCTGCCGCTCGGCATGGAGATCGGCGTGCGCCCGGCGGAGATCATCGAATTTCGCATTGCCGCGCGGCTGGTGCTCTACCCGGGAACAGATGACGCGATGGTGCTGCAGGAAGCCCGGGCACGGCTCGATACCCATCTGAAGACGGTTGCCCGGATCAAATACGACGTGACGCGGGCTGCGCTTATTGCTGCCTTGGCGGTTGAGGGCGTGCAGAACGTGCTTCTGGACAGTCCCGCCGCGGATGTGGTCTGCGGACATGGGCAGTTGGCACTCGCCTTATCCCGAACCCTGACGATAGAGGCAGAACGCGATGTCTGAAACATTACTGCCACGCAACGCAACCGACCTCGAAAGGGTGATCGAGGAAGGCATGCAACTGCGTTATGCCGTGCTCGACACCGAACCGCCCGCCCTTGTCCGCCGTCCTGATGCCATCGCTGCCGCTCATTTGCCGCATCTGGCCTGGGAGGTGGATGTACCGGTATGGCGTGCCGATCTGGTGGAAGCCGAACGGCGAACACTGATTGCGCAATCGCCCGACCTGCATCGGCTCGCCGGCACGCAGGCCGGTACCGCGCGGTTGCTCTCATGGGCAAATGCCACGCTCGAACGGGTCAGAACACGTCGCAACCGGGCTTTTGCCGGACCCACGCCAACGGATGAGGAACGGGCCGCATGGCTTGACCGGCTGCCGCAGATGCGCCGTTATGCCTACCGCACCCGGGGGAGACGTCATGCAACGCTGCGCCGACCTTTCCCGCGATTCCTGCCATTGAGCACCGCTCCTGTCCGCTTCGGCCAGCGCATCACGCTGTACCGGAACGGCATAGAGACGGATCTGAAGAACTGGACAGTGGAAACGAGCGAGACCGCACGCACCGCGACGACGGAACGGCAGGTAGCGGTACCGGGCAAGGCGCGGGGAACCTTCGCTGGCCGCCGCCCCGGCCTGCTCGTTGCCAGCACTGCCGGCAAGCGGCTCTACCGGTTGCAGGAGACAGCGACCTATCTTGACCCCGGCCAGCGTCTCACTGCGCAGATGATCCCGATACCGGACGGACTGACCCCCGCTGTCACGCAATGGCAGCCGGTAGCGGGTGAAGGCAGACGCGCACCGCAGGCAAGTTCGCGCTTCCTGCACTTTCTGCCGGAGAGCCGTGCAGCCGACAGGCTTTATCACACGCTGCCGCTGGCTGATCCCGGCATCGTGCCGGCGCCGCGCGCCCGGGGCGCTTACTGCACCCGCGGCAGGCTCGATCCGTCACCGTGGCGGGCTGACTTTCTGGTAGCCATTCGCGGTAAACGCCGGGGAGTGCTGCGTCACTTGCACGGCGTACTGGCAAAGCCGGACCGGTCAGGACTTGCCGCCGCGCGTGAGGCGCTCGCATGGGGGCAGCCTGCCGCGGCACGCTGGCTGCTCGATCCCCGGACACGTATTCCTGCACTGGCCGGCAGACATAGCGCAGGCTCATTGAAAGCAGGCGCACTCATTGAAGCGAGGTAACGAATGCACAATCAGGTAATCTTCCGCGACAACCAGGAATTACAGGCGAAGGATTTCAACGATATTCAGGGCTTTACCGCGGACACGGTACAGAAGCTGACCGCGGATGCGATATCCGATGGCGTGCACTACGCCGGCTTCGAAGTCGTTGGCAGCGGCGCGACCGAACTCACCATCGCCGCCGGCCGCCTCTATAAAGACGGACAGATGTTCGTCAGTGACGGGGAAGTCAAAAATCTCTTCTCGCATCTGCCGCTGGTCACACAGCGCATCCTCACTGTCGCGCTATGGGGCAAGGAAACCGAAACGCAGGTCGAACCGCGTGACTTTCTGATCGATCCGGATGGCGATGCCACCGAGCCGCGCGCCGTGGCAATGCACCGCCAGCAGCAGGTCGTCATCGATCTCGTGCCCGGGGTGGAATCCGCCGATCCGCAGCCGCCCTCGGTCATGCCGGGAGTGCTGGCGCTTGCCGACGTGCTGCTCAGTCCTACCGGCGTGATGGAAGTGACGATGCGCGATGCCAACCGGCTGCCGTCGGCTGTCTCGAATGCACAGGACATCGGCAAGCTCAACGTCTGGAAGAAGGAGACCGAGCCGCGCATCGCCTCCCTTGCAACCGACCTTGCCGCGATAGGAGAGCGTACCGCCGGCATGCCCGACCGGCAACTGGTGATGGAAATGGCAGCGGATATCGCCAGATTGAAGGAGAAGGCCGAACTGCCGGATACCTATGCCGCGTACTCCTCGGACTACTTCGGCGACGACAGCAAGTCCGATCCGGAAGCACAGGGCTACAACGCCCGGGTGGAAAGCGGCCTGTCGTTTCCGGTCGAGGCGATCAGCTACGGGCCGATCCAGCTATTCAATCCGTATGACGCGGGTGTGACGCGAGCACAGGACGGCAATATGATCCTGCCGGCTTACACGGAAGTGCCGCGCCTGATCGTCGATGGTTACGCCGGTGACATTGCGATGAACCAGTATCCTGCCTATCCAGTCGCGTTCCGCGCCTATAGCTGGTCCTGGTATTACTACCACTACGGCTGGCACTGGAATTACTACGGCTACTGGTACAACCGCTACTGGTGGTCGTACTACGGGTACAACTGGTACAGCTACAACGCTTATCGTTACTGGCAGGCCAACCAGACCAGCCTCAATGCCGATCCGGCAACCGAGACTCTGAACGGCTCGATGATCGCGCAAACGTTTCTTGTCGCGAACGCGATGTGGCTCACCTCCGTCGGCCTGAACTTCAGCGCCATCGCCGCGGCAGGGGATGTGCATGTGGCAATCTGCGAGACCGCCTACGGCAAACCTGATCCCTCAAAGACGCTCGCGCGCGTGACTCTGGCGCACAAGGACATGCGGCCGCGAGGTATCGAGACGCGGGTACCAATCGGGCCGGTCAATCTCGAAGCGGGCAAGCGCTATGCACTGGTACTGGTGACCCCGGGAGCGCATCGGCATGCGATTGTTGCCGGCGCACGCTTTACGCAGGGCACGCTCTTCTATGGTACCGACGGCGACTATGTGCAGGGAGACCTCTCGCGTGATCTGATGGTGACCTTCTACGCCGCCGACTTCAGCAAGGGGCGTGTCGAGGTCTCACTTAATAGCGCATCACTTGCCGGCGGCATCACCGATCTGGCGCTGTCCGCGCAGCAGGTGGTACCGGATGGGACAGAGCTTGCGTTCGAGATTCAGGTGGGAGGGCTGTGGCGGCCACTTGGTGACGGGCTGGATTACCTGACGGTGAAGCCTGACATCCTGCCGCTACGGGCGGTGTTCCTTGGCACTTCCGACATGATGCCGGCGCTGGTGCTCTCGCCTGACGGGCTTACCGCCAGCCGGCCGGCACAGAACTTCGTGCATCTGTCGAGCGAGCGGGAAATGCCCCAGCCCTCCTCCCGCGTCGAGGTACGGCTGCTGGTCGGAGAGTTCGACGAGGCCAACCACAGCCTGACCTGCAAGCTGCACATCGACGATACGGCACTTGAAGCCGCAAGCGTCAGCCAGCGGATAGAGGACGGCGCAATCCGGTTTATCTACACGTTCGAGCCGGGAACGCCGGTCGAGCGCTATGCGATAGAAATCTCAGGACAGCGTGCCGCGACGAGTTCGCCGTTTCTGGTGCTGGAACGAACCGATGTCGCGTTCTGACCAGAGGGGGACGCCATGCCTCTAGCATTTGACCGATACCGTATGCGCGACGGACAGACCCCGCTTGCCGCCTCCTACTTCAACCCGGTGTGGCAGGACCTCGATATCCGTATCGCAGCCCTTGAGCAGTTGCAGATCGACTGGAAGCAGGCGGTCGATGAGATCAGCAAGTTCGGCCTCGACCGGATCAACGCAGCCCTCATTCCGGTTGTAGAACAGGCAACCGAACTGCTCGACCAGTTGATAAACGATGCCAAGGGTTTCCGCGAATCGCTGATGGCGGAGATACGGCCCCATATCGTCAAACCCGACGTGCTCGAAGTTGAGTATGACGCACAGGGCCGTGTGACACGGCAGGTCGAGCGCACCCTGATTGGCGACAGATCGACAGTATGCGCCTATGACGATCAGGGACGGGTACAGCACCTCACAGTCGAGTTTGCCGGCATCCGGCGTATTGAGACTATCACCTGGACAGCGGACGGCAGGCTTGCCGGCATGACCGCGACCGAGGAACCTTTGGAGGGAAACCCATGAGTACCGCCATGATTGCGCCGATGCTCGGCATCATGCAGATGACGCAGGCAGAACTCACCAAGGTCTCCGGGGACACGTCAGCACTGCTCTCGCGACGCACGATGCGGTTTCGCATCTTCACTGAGTCGGGCGAGTGGGAATGTCCGGCACCTGATACCCCCGTCTTTGTGCTGGCAATTGGCGGGGGTGGCGGTGGCGTTTATTTCGGCTCCAACCTCAGCAGTACGCCCGGCGGGGAGTCGCGCTTTGGCACGCTCGCAACAGCCGCCGGTGGCGCTTCAGTCAGAGCCAACGCCGGCGGTAATTCCAACGATGCTTTTTTGCCGGGAGAGCCTGGCCCCTTCGGTTTCGGCAATGGAGGATCCGGTGTCGCCAGCGTCTCTCTCGGCAATCCGACTGCAAGAGGGAGAAAAGGCAAAACCGCCACTTTCTTCGGAACCGTCTCCGATGATCAGCCGGTCATCGTCGGTCTTGGCGCTCTGTCAGTAGGGGCGGGAGAAGGTTACGGCGGCGGTAATGGCGCCGTGTTCGTGTTCTGGTGGGAGGCGGCATGAAAATCGAAATCCTCGACGGTGACGGCAACGTCATCAACCGTATCGCAGCGTCTCCCGAGTTTGCTGAAGCGCACTACCCGGGCCGCTGGCGTGAAGCTGCCCCGCCGCCGGCAGTGCCCGAGCCGCCGCGAACCGTGCTTACCCGGCTCGCCTTTCGCAACCGCTTCACCCCGCCGGAAAAGACCGCGCTTTATTCTGCCGCAAAGGAGCACGTCGAAATCCAGATATTCATCGATGACGTGATGTGCGCAGAGGAGATCGATCTGAGTGACCCCGGCACCATCGCAGGGGTCGAGGCGCTGGAAACGTCCGGGCTGATTGCCGCAGGTCGCGCCGCTGACATTCTGAACAAGGAGGACGTATGAAAAAGATACTCGCATGGATAACAGTCTGGTTCGCCTGCGCTGTTGCTGCGCTATGGTCGCTGATTGCGATGCCGGTCAATGCTGTCTTTGGTTCCGGCCAGAAAGGATGGCGTCTTGCGGTGTCGTTCGATCAGTTGGGAAACGTTGCCGCAGGAGGGGATGAAGACGAGACGTTCTCGTCACGCTGCTGGCGTAACCGCCGCCGGCAGCCGTATCAGAGCCTGCGGCGCTGGATTGACAAAGTATTCCAGTGGCTCAGTGGCGAAGAAAGTCATTGCCGTAGTGTGTATGAGAGCGAAAGGCTGAAACGCCGGCCCGCCTGAGAATAACTGCTCCCCCTGCTTCAGCCCGCCTTGTGCGGGCTTCTTTATGCTATTCAAAAACATCGCTTTGCAAGAAGGGAAATCTTCGCGGCAAGACTGTCTTCGCTGGAACAAGTGAGTTACTATTTTAGCTCACTTCAAATCTCAGTAGAAGTCAATATCTATTCATAAAGAATAAAAAGGAGGATAAAGAAGATGATCTGCTCTGTAAAAACTCTCACCGCCGCAACTACAATAGCATTTGCTTCCATTTCTGTAGCGCATGCTGATAGCTCGTTGCTATTTCCCTATGTAGTTTCGAGCGATACGGCTTATACGTTTGTTTCTCTCTATCAGAATCCCTATGCTCCACGTAATGCAGAGCAACAAACAGACAAAATAAGCACTATTTTTGAGATAGGTTCATTTTATAAATCACTCAATCCTGATGAAGAGGCGCCCGGAGGCCATTCTAGCTATTACGAGGTCGAGGCTCCCGGCACTTTATTTCAGTGGGAGGCAGGAGGCAGATTCGATTTGGCCAGCGATTTCGGGGACAATTTAAGTTTACCTACCGAGACAATGAGGGATAACTCCTACGGTTTCATGACTGTGCAATACAGTAATGACCGAAAATCCCCCGGAGGGGGGCAAATGTATGGCGAAGCGCTGGTCGTGGATACCGCCACAGGAATGATAATGTCTTACCCTGCCCTTCATATCCATTCGCCAGAAGGAGATTTCAAGCAGCTAGGGGCAACGGAATTTGCCACTTCCTGGTTTCCAAATTCTATAGCAGGCACTTCCTGGTATGTATTGCCTCTTAATTTCTTGGACAATACGTGGTGGTGGCCTGTAGAAAACGATATTGAAATCAGCACTAATTCTGATTCTCCCGGTGCATTTGGCCGAAATGGCAACTACCATGAAAGTGAAGTCGTAAACAAGAAAATCAATGGGTTTGATATTATCCGCCTTAGTGATTTGACACGTGACAGCCAAAATTTCTCTATGGGAGGATGGGCAACATTCAAAACCTCGGAGCCGGCATTAGTCTGGAAAATTCAACAAAGCTACGAAATGGGTTTCGCGGCAGCAACAATGAGTCCAGTTCCAATCGTACAGTAAGCCTCTTAAATTATTTAAACCAGAAAGCCCGCCTTGTGCGGGCTTTTTTATTTCCACCACTCGCATTGAACCTTGACTTTTTGAGCGACCGGGGTAACCTAACTATAGGTGCTGAACACACCCAATCAACAGCGGTAAACGCCCCCGTCAGACACGGCGTTTTTTTGCGTCCATTGCATCCGTGTAGAAGATCAATGGCCGGGTGGCGTACAGGGATACAACACTCTCGCGAGAGGGGAAAACTGTAGGCACGACTGTTGACGTGTGTTCAAGCACCCGGTCGCCTCTCTGAACAGGAGGCACTCATTGAACGTAAATCAACAGGAGGCCAGTCATGGCTGCTCAACCTATTATCCCGTTCTCGTTTGAGAATCACTCTGTCCGCGTCATAGTAGCGGACAACGGCGAACCGCTGTTTGTCGGTAAAGACCTTTGCATCGCCTTGGGTTACGCCAACCCGGCTAAGGCCATGAATGATCATTGCAAGGGGGTAACGAAACGTTACCCCCTTTCTACCGCTGGCGGTACACAGGAGGTCCGCGTCTTAACCGAAGGCGACATGTTCCGCTTGATCGTCAATAGCAAGCTGCCAAGTGCCGAGGCATTCGAGCGGCTGGTATTCGATGAGATATTGCCAACGATCAGAAAGACAGGCCGCTATGAAGCCCCGCAGCCTATTGCTACCGGTCTGCCGCAGTTGCGAAAAGCCCGGGCAATGGATATCGCCACAAAGACGGCGGAAAGAGTCTTTGCTCAACTCCCGAACCTGAGCCAAGAATCAAAGCAGACGATATACGCCAACCTCTTGAACCCCATTGCCGAGAAGGAGGTAATAGCCCTGCCGAGGCTCACTGAGCGCACCTACACAGCAGGCGAAGTCGGAGAACGTCTCAACATCAGTGCCAACCTTGTCGGAAGGCTCGCAAACATGCATCACCTGAAAACATCGAAGTATGGGCGCTTTGTGCTGGATAAGGCCCGGCACTCCGAGAAACAGGTGGAGGTATTCCGCTATAACGAAGCCGGAATCGAGAAGATTGCAAGCCTTTTGACCCTTCCCCCAGCAGTAACGCATACGATGGGGATACGGCCATGAGCACGGTACTCGCTCACCCACCCTTCGCGCGCAATATTGGCGGCACCTACGTCCTCGCGGTACCGAAGGGCGCCACCACAAACGACGTATTGCTCAAAGCCTCCGACTATCTGGAATCGGCCATGCACTACCTTAACCTGCTGGCTGACAGTGACACGGACAGGCAGTCAGTCATCAACGCACTTTACGGTGTCTCGAACTTCGTGGAAGTGGCAAAGGGATTGATTGACTCGGTGGAGGCATGACAATGAGCGCGCATATTCTCATCCGTAGCGATCATCCGGGCACTTGTCTGGAAAACCTTTTCACCGTCACGGACAAAGCCTCTCCGGCTGCCATACTTACGCAGGTAGGTTGCCTTGTGCAGACTGCGCAGTGTGAGTCCCGCCGGATGGCAGAACGGTTAAAACTCGGAGGCGCCTACTCAGCCCCTTACCTATTGGAAATGGCTGAAGCGCTGCTGGATTCAATTGAAGTCAAAGAGTGCTGAGAAACTAAGAAACCCACAAAGCCCGCCCTGAGCGGGCTTTTTTTATGGAGTTATCCATGAGCGTTGATTCATTCTTCCACGGAATCGAACTGACGGAGGTGAGCGACGGCATCCGCTCTATTTCCACCGTCAAGACGTCCGTGATCGGCATTATCGGGACCGCCCCTGATGCCGACGAGGCGAAGTTCCCCCTCGATACCCCGGTACTGATCGTCGGCCGCAAGGAGATTGCCGGCCTGGGTGAAGCCGGCACCCTTACCCAATCGATCCGGGCTATTCATGACCATGGCACGCCGTGGATTGTCGTTATTCGGGTCGCGCATGATGATGACGCAGACAAAATGCGCGCCAATGTCGTCGGCGAAGTCGATGCCGATACCGGGCAGTTTCTCGGTGCTGAAGCGCTGCTCGCTGCCCGCGACGTGCTGCACGTCACCCCGCGCATCCTGATCGCTCCGGGCTTCACGTCCGATAAATCAGTGGTCGACAAGCTGCTGACGCTGGCCGAACGGCTGAAAGCAATCGTCATCGCCGACGGCCCGAACACCAACGACGCGGAGGCAATCACTTTCCGCAAAGAGTTCGATAGCGCACGGCTCTATATCATCGATCCGTGGTGCAAGGTACAGACTGCCGACGGTATCGTCGTACAGCCCTGCTCTCCTCGTGCCGCCGGCATCCTTGCGCAAAGCGATATCGAGCGGGGGTTCTGGTGGTCTCCGTCTAACCGTCCGATGCTCGGCATCACCGGCATGGCCCGGGCGGTCTCGTGGGCCTTCAATGACCCGGACACCCGCGCCA